GGCGATATGCTCCACGACGACAAGTACATTGACAGCCGCATGGTGCACGCAGAGATGGCTCAGGCGCTGGATAAGCAAGACGCTGAGTTCGTCATTGAGTTTGTCCACGCCATGCCCCAACAGGGCGTCTCCAGCACGTTCAAGTTCGGCATGGCCTATGGAGCTGCCATCGCCATCTTGCAGCGCTTTAAAAGCCCTTTCCATGCCGTGCCACCACGAGTCTGGAAGAAGGCCATGGGGCTGGACAGCGACAAAGCGAAAAGCCTCGACATGGCGCGTGAACTTTGGCCTCTCGCGCCGCTGTTGCGCAAGAAGGACAATGGCCGCGCAGAAGCCCTCCTAATGGCCGAATGGCTGCGTCGGGAGAACGTATGAAGTACCTATCCGTTTGCTCTGGCATTGAAGCCGCCTCGGTTGCATGGAAGCCGCTGGGCTGGGAAGCCGTGGGCTTTTCAGAGATTGAAAAGTTCCCCAGCCAAGTGCTGGCTCATCACTATCCAGACGTCCCCAACTTTGGTGACATGACGAAATACAAGGAGTGGAATCTTGACACAGTTAACCTTTTGGTCGGTGGAACACCTTGCCAATCATTTTCCGTTGCCGGACTCCGCAAAGGACTCGAAGACCCCCGAGGCAACCTCATGCTCACCTATTGTGGACTTCTTGATTGGTTTAGACCCCAGTGGTTCGTTTGGGAAAACGTGCCGGGTGTCCTCAGTTCAAACGGTGGACGGGACTTTGGTTCCTTCCTCGGGGCGCTGGCTGAACTCGGGTATGGGTTCGCCTACCGAGTGCTTGACGCTCAATACTTCGGAGTGGCACAGCGCCGCCGCCGTGTGTTTGTTGTCGGACATTTTGGAGACTGGCGACCTGCCGCCCGAGCTTTATTTGAGTCCGAAAGCCTGCGCGGGGATTCTCCGCCGAGCCGAGAAGCGCGGCAAGAAACTTCCGTCTTTACTCCAAGCAGCATTGGAGGATATCGCTCAGGGGCAGGAACACTCCGAGCAAGCGGAGGAGACCTCGGAGGGGGAAGCGAACATTTGATCGCGCAACCCGTGTACGAGGTGCACCACCAAGATGCCCGTGTCAAAGAGGCAAATGGTGTGTGCCAAACCATGACAAGCCGCTGGGGAACAGGGCGCGGTAATGTGCCTCTGACTTATGGCATACCCGGCAACTGGATTGGCCGCAAACCCGAAAACGGTGGCAATGCGGTTGAGCCTATGAACAACATCGCCCCATGCTTGACCAAGGCAGACCAACATGGAGTGGCACATCCAATTGCTATGCGTGAAAGCGGTCAAGGGTATTGGATGGAAGATGACAAAGCTGGAACCCTTCGTGCAGAAGGTGAAAACAGACCTAGTCGTCCTAGCCATGTAATAGCACAACCAATCGCATTGGCAGAGAACACCATCGGTCGCCAACACATGGCCGTGCGCAGACTTTCGCCAGTGGAATGCGAACGCCTGCAAGGGTTCCCCGACCACTACACCGACATCAAACCCAACGGCAAGGCCACACCCCACTCGCCCCGCTACAAAGCCTTGGGCAACTCAATGGCCGTGCCAGTGATGGCATGGATCGGACAAAGAATTCAACAAGTGGAGAACGAAAAATGACCAAAGAAGAATTGACGGCACTTTTGCGAAGCGTGGGCTGCAACGAGAACACCGTTGCCGCAATGGAAAACGCTTTTGAAATGGGCGCAGAGGATGAGCGAAAAAAAAGAAAAGATACTGAAACTTTTGGCTTTGATGCTGGTGTATATGTTTGGCTTGGAGAATCCAAGGTGACAAAATTTGTGAGTAAGCAAGAAATTTTGTCTGAAGAAATCAGCGGGATGGCTCTCACTAATGCTGCACAAGAATGCCTTGCAATTCTCTACTCAAACAAAACAGGAAAAGTATGAACCAAGAAGACATCAACAAGTCGGTGGACTACATCTACACCCAAGGCAGGAAGTACGCCGAGGCCAAGGCCAACCTCTCCTACATGCAGGAATACCGCAAGACCATCAAAGCAGAGTTGATGCACCTAGCCACTGAGTTGGGCGCAAAGTCAGCCGTGGCCGCAGAGACTGAAGCCTACCGCGACCAAAGATACAAAGAGCACCTGCAAGCTATCAAAGAGGCCGAGAAGATCGCCGAATCACTTCGCTGGGGGTTGGTGTCAGCACAGGCTCGAATTGAGGTCTTCAGGACGATTGAAGCATCCAACAGGGCATTGGATCGCTCACTCTCATGAACAACACGCTCAACAAAAAAGAAAGAGCATGGGTTGGCTTGGTCAAAGAGCTACCCTGCTCCGTGTGTGACGCGCCCCCGCCCAGCGATGCGCACCACGTCAAGCAGCACCGCCAGTATGTGTGCGCGGCGCTGTGCAAAGACTGCCACCAAGGCAGCCGCAACGGGTGGCACGGCCAGCGCCAGATGTGGAAACTCAAAAAGATGGAAGAGATTGATGCGCTCAACATCACAATTGAACGCGCCGTTGACCTGCTGATGTCAAATCGCTAGAAACACAAGTATTCAGTGTTGCTTAAAAGACACGCAAAACATAGGGTTTGTCCCTAAAAAATTGTGCAATAAATACGGTTTGTCCTTTAACTTGGAGTTATACTATCTCCACTGCAACGATGCAGGTTAACAGGAGAAACCAAATGACAGTTATCACGACCACCACATCTTCCGCTGACGAACTCGGCACGCTCTTGGCTCAAATCGCTACGCTCACAAAGCAAGCCGACAAGATCAAAGATGCCATGAAGAACATTGCCAGCGCAGGCGGCTCAAAAGTGTTTGAGGGTTCGTTGTTCAAGTGCACCTACACCGAATGTGATCGCACCATCTTTGACAAAGAAGCATTCGTGAAAAAGTATGGCGAAGACGCCTACGAAGCTATGACCAAAACCACCGCTGTATTCAGCATCAAAACAACCGCACGTTGATTGGAGAACATCATGGGTCAATATCACATGGTCTACAACTTAGACAAAAAAGAATTTATTCATCCTCATCATATTGAAAATGGCCTCAAACAATATGAACAAGTTGGCGCTATTAATAGCACGAGCACCGCATTGTTTGCCTTGCTTTCAAACAGCAACAACCGTGGCGGTGGCGATTTTCCAAGGCACCACATGCTTGGACGTTGGGCGGGTGATCGCGTTGTGATCCAAGGAGACTACGCTAAACCCGAAGATAGCGGCTACCAAACCCCCGAGCAACTTGAACAATACACAGACATTTCAAAAGAAGTGTTTGACATGATTAACACGATTGCAAAACAGTACTAAGGAGAACACCATGGACAAAAACATCGCCGCCATCTTGCGTGAAGACGCAAAAACAATTTCAGTTCAATTCTTGAATGACGAGGGCATGAATGTTGGCAACAGCTACACCTACATCACGCACATTGAAGTTGAAGTGGGTAACTTCGTTGTTGTGCCTTCTGGCTCATACGAGTGTTTGAAAATTTGCCAAGTCGTTGAAGTGCATGATGACTTGAACATTGAACCCAATGCAGACATCAAGTACAAGTGGGTGGCGGATGTCATTGACCTCAATGCTTACCAAGAAAACCAACGTCGCAACAAAGAGATTGAAGGTATGTTGGCCGCATCGTATCGAGTAAATGCTCGTGCTGCCTACGCCAATCAATTCTTGGCTAATGCTGATCCCAAAGTCTTGGAACTGGTGAAAGGAAAAAATGCTGCCTGATCGCAACCCTACTACGAGGTGCTACCCACGCACCTTGCAAGAGGCCTTCCCCAACTCCATTGACCAAGCAGAGTGGTTCTATCCACCCGAGCAAAACAATGGCTGGCGCAATGTACTCATGGGCTACGTTGCGCTGGTGATGTGGGTCGGCTTGGCCTATTACTTTTCAAAGAACTGAGGACATCATGAAAGAAATTAGCGACCTGCAAAAACAAATCTTGGGCAATGCTGGGCATGTCAAGTTTTTCACTCAACAAGAGTTTGACGAAGCCATGGCTGTTGCTCAAGCTGAAATCATGACCGTGGCGATTGAGACAACCAAACGCGCCATCTTCATTGAGCGCCAAGCCTGCGCAGACCTCGTGCGCGATGTCGCCAACAAAGAAGGAAAAGAACACGCCATAGTTCTTGAAAGCATTGCAGAGGCCATTCTCAACCGCATCCCCAGCCAAAGGCAATAACCATGAAACGCTACTTCTCAATCATTGGGTTCTTTATGACGCCGTTCATCATTAGTTATGCGTTCTGGTACGTAATCGGCGCTGGAATCTCGGCAAGCTGGGATTTGGCTAACTGGACGCTGCAATTGAAATTTGTTTTGTCTATATGGGCGGGTGGATTTGGAGTTATGTTGCTTTTCAAACTTGAGCACGAAAGAAACACATGACATTAGAAGAACACTACGCAATCACCGTGAAAAAAACGGAAAGCATCTTGGACTACATGCGAACACGGATTGACCAAATCAGCGAAGAACATGGAAGCCAAATTGCCATTGGGGTGGCAGCCAACGTGGGAACTGAACTCATAGCCATCGTCTTGGCTTCAACGGGTGAAGAAAGTTTGCTGCAAGCCCTCAACCAAATTACTTTGATCAAGTCCAAAGGACACATTGTTGCCACCACAGCAAGTGAAGCCATTGAAAAAGCAAAGAAGTCATGAACATTGCCAAAGGATGGCGCAAGCGTCGCAAACCGAAAGACACAAATGATTTACCTAAAACAAAAAACACTTGGCGGCAATATTGTTGTTGCGCGTTTTGACAATGACGAAATGTTTAAAGCCACATACAGTTTGGTGCAGATTCGCAAAAGAAGCCCAAACCTCAAACACACATATTTCTTGATCAAAGAACGTGGAGGCAAATGATGGACTGGATTGACATTGTTGTTGGCGGCATTATTGCTATTTTTATTGTCGGGGGTTGCTTGGCGTTGTACGCTGATGCCGTGAACCATCCTTGGGAGGATAGTGATGATTGAAGCAATGAAGCTGGCGCTTGAGGCGTTGATAATCGTTAGATTTTGCGTTCCACCAGCGCAAAGAAAAACAGTTAATGAAGCCATCAAAGCCCTAGAAGAAGCACTAGCCAAGCAAGAGCAGGGTGAGCCTATGGCGGTGGTTACTGGAATGTACGGTGGACGGTTCGTTGTTGAGCCAACAAACCCAGCGATGGTGCTGCCCGTCAACATGGCGCTCTACACCCACCCACAACCCCGCAAGCCGCTGACGGATGAACAAATAGATGCTTATCTTGAATCGGAATGGACTGGGTATAGCAGTTATCACGATTGTTTCAAGGAAATAGTTAGATGGACAGAAGCTAAACACGACATAAAGGAGTGAGACATGAAAGATTTAAAACTTGGCTATAACCTCATTAACGAGTACGGCCTTGGCGTGCAAGTGGTCTGCAAAGAGGACATGAGTTCAATTGAATTCAAAGCTGGAGACGCCATACGAAGAACATTGCTGAACCAATCAAAAATTGACGATGGCCGCACTGTGGGTCAAGCCAACCATGATTTTTTGCATAAGTGCTTAGATAGTTTTCTTGATGACAAAACTTTTCGAGAAGGCTTACACAAAGCACTTGACATTTTTATGGCGACAAACACTGTTCATATTCAACGGAAAACAAAATGATCTACAAAACCATTGAAGAGTGGAATGAGCACAACCCCAATCACATTGGTGTACTTCCAATTGAAGTGTGTCGCCAAATATGGGGTGAAAAATCAGACGGCGCTTATGAGCGTGGATTCGTTGACGGTATGCAAATGCAAGTGCAAAGATGCGTAGAAAGAAACGTACTTGGCACATCATGTAAAAGGTCAGAGCATTGGGTTGGGCTAATGCGTGGTGTGCGCGTTGAAGGCGACACCGTGATCATCAGCGTCAAAGGTGGTAACGCTGCCGCACGAGAACTGTGTGGCGTATTGATTGAGGAGATGAACAAATGATCGGAGCATTCATACTCGTGGTGTTGCAAAACACCAGCAACAACGGTTTGGGCTGGGAACGCCTCGGCGAATTCAAAACCAAAGCGCTGTGCGAAAAAGCCAGAGTTCAACTCATTGTTGAGCAAGGCAAAGCAGACACTTTCAGAAACATCCCAAAGTCGTTCGTTTGTTTGGCAAAGGATATGGACTAATGACACACGAAGCAAAAACAAGATTGCCGTTGCAAATCAGGGGAGGGTGGACAAATCAAGATGTGCAAGACGTTGAAAATGGAAAAAACATGGAGCGCTTTCACATGACCGAGACAACCATAAGCGTGAAGTACAGAAGCCCTAATGACAAAAGCGGCTGGTACAAGCACCCATTAGGAGACACGTTAAAAATTACTGCGCCGATCAAGGAGACAAACAATGAATGAAGCAGGTAAAGGCGACAAACGCCGTCCAGAAGACTCCACAGCCTTCATGGAGGGCTTTGATCGGATATTCCGACCACAGGCCTCAACTCAAGAAAAAATGCGCCAAAACGCCGAAATTGAAGAGTTGAAGCAGATCACCCGCAACTTAGACCGCGTTACAGGAGCAAACAAATGAACGACAAACTCACCCAAGCCGTGGAAACCGCCTTAGAACTTCTCCATGGAGTGCGTGGCAAGGACATTGAAGACCAGACCAAGATCAATGGCGCGCGCCAGATCATTGAGTTGGCTTTGACGCGCAAGCCTCAGCCGCCCACGATCACGAGCATTGAGATACTAGACCTCACCCCGCGCTCGTCCAACGCCCTGAAGGCGGCTGGCATTGACACCGTGGAGAAGCTGGTCAAGAACCGCAGCACCGACTTGCTCAGAATTGCAAACTTTGGCAGGTTCTCCCTCAACGATGTAACGGCAGCGTTACGCAAAATCAACCTCACTTTGCTCTAAGGACTCATCATGGCAACCAAAACCCAAGCCCCCAAAACCGTAGTAAAACTACGAAAAATTGAAAAAGGTTCTAAATCAGAAGTCGGGGCTGAACCAAAAATGTTTAATATGCCCAAAGAAGTTTCTGAGTGGATTGAGCAGGCCAACAGCCGCATGATGCACATGCAGACCAAGATCAGCCGTTTGGAAGCCGACAACAAAGCCCTGCGCGCGGCCAACAAGGTGATGGAGCAGCGCGTGATGGGCATGAGTGTGGAGTGACCATGAACATCATCATGTACAACGATGGGACAGCCCTGCTTGCGGCGCGGTTCGCCGATCACTTGTCTAAAGCAATGGGCGAGACGCCGGGTCTGGTGCGCCAAGTCATCAAGGAGGTGAGCCACATGATGGTTTGGTACACGCCAGCCGTGTTGCCCAAACGCCGAGGAGTTCGTGGCCTCGCAATAGCACTCAAATAGAGAAAGCAATGACACAAGACAAAACACCCCCACGGTTCATTGAACTGGTATTTGGCAACCAATACTTAATCCGCCTATACAAAACAGACGACAACATGGGCGGAGAACCCGTCTATCGAATGCAAGGCACGCAGCAAGGACTAAAGGCCATGCAAGCCGACATTGATAGCGTCTTCCCACGAACCACAACTTCAGGTTAAACTCCAATCCGTAATGCACTGAAACGAATGTGCGAAAGGACTGAAATATGACCGAAGACAAAATCAAGTTAGCAGCCACTCACAAAGAATCTAAAGTAGAAAAGTTTAGAGGAGAGAATCATGGCTGAAGGTAAGAAGACGGGCGGCAGACAGGCTGGAACGCCCAACAAGGCGACAGCGGAGGCTCGGCAGGCCATAGCTTCATTTATTGATGGAAACGCTCACAGGCTCACTGAGTGGCTTGATAAGGTAGCTGATGGTGTGAAGATTGAAGTGGAAGACCCAAAAAGTGGAGAGGTCAAATCCGAGTACATCGTCCCACCAAACCCAGCCAAGGCGTTTGACATGTTCCAGAGCGTGATTGAGTATCACGTACCCAAGCTGGCGCGTATGGAGCACTCGGGCGATCCAGCCAACCCCTTGGAAGTGGATGTGCACGTCAACGTCTTTGGTGAACTGCTCAAGTCCATGAAGATGCAACGACAGTCGGAGGCGTGATGGCACAGTACCGCAAGAAGCCCGTGGTGATCGAAGCCACCCAATGGTTTAAGATGGGCGACCATGCTGCCGTGTTGAATAACGCTTGGCACAATAGACCATACATTAAAACGTTTGAAGGTCATCATCTTGTTACCTCTGGCGAATGGATCATTACAGAAGAGAATGGTAATGTTTATGCTTGCGAACCTGACATCTTTGAGATGACTTACGAGGCGGCGTGATGATCCACTACACACCAGAGGGCGGCATTCCCGGCATTGGCCTCAACATCACCATTGGCACATGGCGAAAACCATATGTGACCTTCCGCTGGGTTTGGTATGACATCCCGACGCGGATGCTTGCAAGCCGACGACTCCGCATCCGTCTGTATCAATGGCCTGCATTTATTTGGGGCAGAGACGAGAGCAATGTTGTCAATGGATGGCTGTGGGATAACGACTATGTGGCCGTGCCGAAAACTCTGCTGGAGGATGAAGCGCCACGCATCCTTGCTCTCATGGTTATCTACAAACAGCACGACTATCCCAAAGAGGGTGAAGAGATCGTATTGACCAAAGAAGAGACTCTCAGCATCTTATGAGCGCTGTCGAAGAAATCCTCGCCGACGAAGACTACCTAACCGAAACATTCGCCAAGCTGACACCCGTGCAACAAGCCGTGGTGACTTGGCGCATGAAGTGGTACAAGCAAGCCTTCAAGCATCAGATTGAGCCAGTGGGTGACTGGTGGAATATCTGGCTGATGCTGGCTGGGCGCGGCGCGGGTAAGACTCGTGCGGCCGCAGAGACTCTGGCCGAGTGGGCATGGGAGACGCCCAACACTCGATGGCTGGTGTCCGCCCCGACGAGCGGCGACATCCGTGGCACATGCTTTGAGGGTGACTCAGGCCTGCTCAACGTCATCCCCAAAGAACTCATTGCTGACTACAACAAGAGCCTGCACGAGCTAAAGCTGATCAATGGCTCGTTCATCAAGGGCATTGCGGCGTCCGAGCCTGAGCGCTTCCGCGGTGGTCAATGGCATGGCGCGTGGCTGGATGAGTTGGCCGCATGGGACTACCTGCAAGACGCATGGGACATGATCATGTTCGCGGTGCGGCTTGGCTCGAAGACCAAGATCATTGCCTCCACTACGCCCAAGCCCAAGCCACTGATCATGGACTTGCTGGACAGAGAAGGTAAAGACGTCACGGTGACATCGGCGTCAACTTACGTCAACCTTGCAAACCTTGCGCCCAGCTTCCAACAGCAGATTCTCCAGTACGAAGGCACAAAGCTGGGACGTCAGGAGATTCACGCCGAAATCATCGACCCCGAAGAAGGTGGCATCGTCAAGCGCGACTGGTTCAGGCTCTGGCCGCACGGCAAGCCCTTCCCCAAGCTGGAGTACATCATCCAGAGCTACGACTGCGCGACCAGCGAGAAGACGCACAATGACCCCACGGGTTGCATCACCTTCGGAGTGTTCAAGCCTTTGGACGGCGGCATGTGCGTTCTCGTCTTGGATTGTTGGCAAGAGCACCTTCAGTACCCACAACTGCGGCCAAAGGTCATCGATGAGTATGAGGTGGTGTATGGCGAGGGCAAGGACAAGAAGCGCGTGGACTTGCTGCTGGTGGAGGACAAGAGCGCAGGCATCAGCTTGATCCAAGACTTGCACCAAGCGCACCTGCCCGTCCATGCCTACAACCCGGGTCGAGCCGACAAGATACAACGGCTGTCTATCGTCGCCAACATCATCAGGGCTGGGCGCGTATGGATTCCAGAGTCTGGCGTCAAGAAGGGCTACGTGCGCGACTGGGCGGAGGGCATGGTTAGCCAGATATGCTCCTTCCCCGAAGGCACGCTGCACGACGAGTTTGTGGACTGCACCAGCCAAGCCCTGCGGTACTTGCGCGATGCTGGGTGGATCAGCATTGACGCGCCGCCTCGTGACGACTACGATGAGAACGATGTGATCGACGCCGAAGAGTTCAACAAGCGCCACGGACGCACCAACCCTTATGCGGTGTAGACGCAAATGGGGTGGCAGGGCATAATTGGGGGAATCCGTCCCTGAAGGCAACCAATGACAGGAAACAAATATGAAACAGCACAAGAAGGCGCATTCTGGCGCATCCGTCCACGACGCCTTGAAAAGGGCGCGGCAAAGTTACAAGGACTTCTCGAAGAAAGTGGGCAATATCCCCAAACTGTCAGGGGATCATCACGAAACCCAACTGCGCAACCACTTACGGATGAGCAAATCTCGGGGTTGATCAAGTCTGAAAAGAACTTTGTTCATGAAGCGGCGCACGAGTATTCCCGCAAGCACTTAGGTAAAGACTACGCGCCAATCTTTAACAGCCCTAGTTCATTGGTTAAGCAAGCTCCTATTGCGCGCATATTTGCATTGGCTGCTTCGGATCATCCAGAGTACAAGAAGAGAGTTTACGAAGCCTACAAGAAGCGTATGCCCAAGCATGTCGGCAAGGCAAAGGATTATGACGAGTTGGTCAACCATGCTTACCAACAGTTAATCAAAGAGACAAAAGAACAGTTTCACTCGCTGCCGATCAACATGAGTTTTCACAAGAACGGTGAAGGCAATTACTCCAGCAGCAAGCAGATGTTGAACGACATCTACAACAACCGTCACTTGTACGTCTACCAAGGTGGCGAACCTCATCAGCACCTTCATGAAGTTGATCCAGAGACTGGACTGAGCGCTAATGACATGTTCAGGGCGGTGCATGACTTCTATGGTCATGGTGTGCATGGCTCGCAGTTTGGCCCTAAAGGTGAGGAGCAAGCATGGGCAGCGCACAGCGGCATGTTCTCTCCATTGGCACGCATGGCGATGACATCGGAGACCAGAGGACAAAACAGTTATGTCAACTACTCTCCCCTGAATGCAGAGCTAAAAGCTGAAGTGGCAAAGCAGGAAGAGGCAGCGTATGAAGCGCGTCGGCGCGGCATGTTGGAGGACGAAGCACGTCACCTTGCGCACAAACGTGAGTTGATGTCGCACTTTCAGTTTGCACCTCAGAAGTCTTTGCTGCTGCCACCAGAGATGCTGCATGGATCGTATGAAGGCGGCGTGAGTATGCCTACTACAGCGTTGCAGTCCAACCCGAATTGGATTCCCAAGAAAGCAGACGGCGGCTCAATGGCTCCATTGACTCAGTTGTCAGCAACCGACCCAATGCTCCAAGGTGATGTGCAGCCCACATCAAATGCAATCTCCTTAACACCAGCCGAGGAGAAGTTGGCGCAACAAGCCGCTTTGGCTGCCACGCAAGCTGATTTACTTCAGGGTGGCAACAGCAACGCCACAACAAGCACAGCGACAAATGGTTCACCGACTGGTTCGGTAGTGGGTGATATTGGTTACAGCCTATCCGCAATGGCTCCTTTTTCCGTTATGGGTTTGGTTGCCCAAAGCATGATGGACTCAATGTCCCCCATTAGCCCAACTTCTGTAAATGCCGTTAACGGGTTAGATGCGCAATCAGATGAAGCCACGGCAAACGGGCAAGCGCCCACTGGATCGGTCAATAGCGGCGTCTCAACTGCGCCCGGTAATGATGGAGTAGGCGTGAGCGATGGCTCGGCTGGAGATGCTACAAGCGGTGACTCTGCGGCTCATGGTGGAAGCATCCACGCGACCAAAGACATGGACACCATGCGTTTGGCGTTGTTCAAAAAGGGTAGCCGAGTCAGCGCAGACACGCACCACATCAAGCACACGACCAAGCCCAGCATCTTCATTGGACCCGAAGCAGCCACATGGGACGCCAATCACGCTTTCATGGCCGCAAAACTTGAAAAGCAAAAACACACGCCCGAAGAGATTTGGCGCAAGACTGGCACATTTAGAAGCCCAAGCGGCGGCTGGAAGCAGGAAATCAGCGACAAGGCATCCAAGTTCAGGACTCACGCCGACATTGCGGAGATGGCTATGGCCAACGCAGAAAAGCAAGGCGAACTGAAAATGGGCATTGAAAGATCATTGCAGCACGAGAAGGAGGCCAAGGACTTGTTCCCCAAGCACGCCGTGGCCGCACGCAAAGAAGTCAAAGCCAAACTTGCCAAGCTCAAAGAAGAGGCAGGCGGCTACCACGGCATCAACGCCAGCCCAAATCTGACTGGCAATCGATTGGACATTGCGCTGGAGCACCCCGAGCTATACAAGGCCTATCCGCAACTCAGAGAAACCATTCTCAAGCAAGGCAACAACGGTCTTGCGGGACCTTTGGGTTCACAGCAAGGCAAATTGATCAACGTCAATGGCCGCGCATTTTTGGAAGAGCCGCGCAGCACCGCCCTGCATGAAGTCCAGCACGCCGTGCAAGACATTGAGAACTGGCCTCGTGGCGGCAACGTCGATATGTTCACCGAGCAAAGGCTGAGAGAGCGCAAAAAATACATGAACATCGTAGGCACGATAAACGGCCTATTGACACATGCAACGGGTACGCCAGAGTATGAAGAATTGCTCAAAAAACGTCAGGATTTGGTCAACATCATGCAAAAACAAGGCCTGATGGACGAAAGAGACATCCTCAAGAACGCCTTCAGGGACTATCAGCACCTTGGTGGCGAGGCCGAAGCGCGCGCAGTGCAGGCTCGTAGAAACATGAGTGACGCAGAGCGCCGCGAGAACTTCCCGCTGAATTCGTATGACGTTAACCCCAAGCAAGTCATCAACACCAACCAGTATGGTGAACCCATGCAAATGCAGATGCCATTGGCTCGTGGTGGCATTGTTGGCAAGTTGCGCAAACATGGGCAAGGCGTGCCAAACGAACTTGAGGCCATGAAGCGCATGAGCCAAGGCCACAGAGTATTCGTGGTGCACGAGCAAGACGAGCACCCACGAGAAGTCACATCAGTGCGAGAGTTGGCTGGGTATGCGCCCGACCAGATGTACACGCTTGCACCGCACCACGAAGCCCATGGCGGCCGCATAACGCACGCCCACCACCTTGAAATGGAAGAACGACCACTATGAAACAACTCGTTGGACAAGGCAAGCCGTTCTATTCGGCAATGGACATGGCCGCCAAGGCGCTCAAGCGCAAGGTCGGCACTGGTTCGGAGTTTCTGAAGGAGATGATGGCATTGCCCGGCGTCAAGCCCACGGAACTAAAAGAGCGTGGCCTTGAAGACCTGATGAACGCTCCCCGCATGACGCATGAAGAGTTCTTGAAGCACCTTAACAAGAAGCCAGCGCCAGCCGTGCGCGAGAAGGTGCTGGAGAACCCAAAGCTGTCGGACATCAAAGAACGCGCCCACGAGATTGCATACGAAGAAGCCTTTGACCAGTTGCGCAGAGAAGGTGTATCACGGCACGAGGCCGAAGACATCGCTCAAGAGATGGCCGAAGATGCGGTTGACTCTTCTCACAACCATGACCTGATGCGTGCAGCCGAAGAGCAAATGGAGATGGAAGGCCCAGCTCATGGCGACTGGACACTGCCCGGCGGCGAGAACTACCGCGAGATGCTGATCAAAGCGCCACAGGGCGGAGACAAGTTCAAAGGCGTGGTCGGTCACTTCAATGGTGAGCCTGACATCTTGGCGTCCATGCGCCTCAAAGATCGCATGACACCCGAGGGCAAGAAGCTGTTGCACCTTGAAGAGTTGCAATCCGACTGGCATCAGCAAGGGCGCGAGAAGGGCTACAACAACATCAAAGACATGCCCTTGATGAGCGCTGATGAATTGCGTGCCAAACATGAATCCGAACTGTCATTGCCGCAAAGAGAGTATTTGCAAAAATTCCAAAATGATTGGGACAAAGCGCAAGATGCTGGCAATGAAAAAGCCATTGAGCACCTGACTAACGAATATCAAAATTGGGTAAAAACTCAACAAATGAATGGCGTACCCAATGCCCCATTCAAAAAGAACTGGGAAGAGATGGCGCTCAAGCGTCTGATCCACCATGCGGCTGAGAAGGGCTACCACGGCATTGTGGTGACGCCCGGCCAAGAGCAGGCTGACCGCTACAGCTTGTCTAAGCACATTGATTCGTTGTCCTACGAGAAAAAAGGCGACAAATATCACCTGCGATATGTTCCTAAAGGCGGCGGAACTTTTGAGACGCTTCATCATGGAGTTGCTCCTGAAGATTTGGCATCTCATGTTGGCAAAGAGATGGCCGAAAAAATCACGAACAAAGAAGGCAACCGCGCGGGATCGACTGGCGTCTACACCTTCCCCAATGTTGACCTGCAAGTTGGCGGTGAAGGCATGAAGGCGTTCTACGACAAGAAGGTTCCCAACATCTTAAACGCCATTGGCAAGAAGCACGGCGTGAAGACCGAGTTGCATGGCCATCACATTGAGACCCATCCAGAGCGAGTTGAGGAACAAATCGCCG